CTATGCCGTGAGCTTGACGGCAAGGTGTTCAAGCGTAACAGCGCACAGGCAGGTGTAAATCTTCCGCCTATGCACCCGTTCTGCCGTTCTACAACGCTCCCTGTCCTGCCGAGCGAGGAGGATCTTGATAAAGAGCTTGCGGAACTTTGCGATGAGATAGGCGCAGATGTTGACTTTGACGAGTGGGAGCGGAACTTACAGCAGGGCGAGGACGGCAAGTGGCGGTATGTTGCAGGAAGTGTGGGTAAACCGATGAGGTTTGCAGGGGATGGTGTTGACAAATCAAAGAAAAATGGTATAATTAACAACAGAAAGTTAAGTATAAGTGATAGAATACTTGAATGGAATGACGAAGAAAAAATTCTGGAATACAGTCCAGACGAAGTTGAAGCTGAATTGCTAAAAAGTGAAATTTGTCGAGAAGCTAATGAGTATATAGTCGATAATAATATAATAATTAATTTTGATTATTCACAGTTTTCGCTTTTTGATGAAGAACTCTGTTTAGGTGAAGTTATTTCTTCAAAAGATATAGCAATCTATCCCAATAATTGCAAAAGTGTATCAGCTTTAGCAAAAACAATAATCCACGAAGTAGAGCACTTAAAAATTAACAGTGATTATAACACTCAAAAAGAAGAAGTAAGGTGTAAGTTGGCTGAAATAAAGCATACTAAGAATAATTATGATTATTCTGATATAAGGAGAACCATTACAGAAGTGAAAAAAATAAATGGATACAACGGAATGTCTTGGAGGTAATTTATGAACTATAGTTCTTATTCAGAATTTGCAATTAAACGTAAAGAACTGTATGAAGGAAAAGTAACCAAAATCCCATGTCCTGAATGTAGTGGCGGCTATATAAGCAAAAGTAATGATCCTAAAAAAAAGAGCAATAATACATTTTACTGCGATAAATGCAACATGAAAATTATTGTTAATTGACCGCAAGCGTCCGAATGAATTAAACTTTAACCGCCCACAGCAGTGAGCGGTTTTCTTATACCCGTGTGCAATCAATTGCACTTGACTTGAACACAAACTTTGCAAAAACAGCCGTTTTTTGTGAAGTTCGGTGCAAATACAAGCAAACTTAATAATTTTACCGCTCCACGAGGGCGGTATTTTTATACCCAAAATCAAAGAAAGCGAGGAAAAGCAATGGAACCCGAAAAGAAAACTCCCGAAGAGGAGAAGAAGCCCGCTCCCGCAGCGGAGCAGAAGGACGAGCCCAAGCCCGAAGAGAAGCCCGCCGAAAACAAGCAGACGGACGATAACGGCACGGCAGAGAAGCCACCGGTAATAAACAAACAAACCGCATAAAAATGCGGTTTGAAAGAAATATGGTCGAGGTGACAAGAATTATAAAAGCTGTTTTCTGTATATTCGCAGGAAGTGTTTAAATTGCTATTAAAGCCTTATGCAATGCAGATTCACGGACTTTTAATTGCTGAAACATTTCGGGTCGTTTTTTCTTAAATGACAAAAAATCGTGTACAAATCGTGTACAGATATTACTTGATATTATTAAGAATGCTCACCGCCCGTTCCTCTTCTCGTGGGTACAGGTGGGCGTATGTTTGCCATGTTTGTTGCACGTCCGCATGACCGAGCCGCCGTGCAATTTCCTGTATGTTGATGCCTTCATTAATCAACAGGGTAGCGTGGGTGTGGCGGAAGTCGTGTATTCTTATATGCGGAAGCTCAGCAAGTGCAGCGTATCTTATATTGTGTGTGTCAAGCGAAGCGTCGGGCAGGTAACTGATACCGCCGCAAACCCTATAATCTTCAGTAAAGTTTTTATCTGCTTGCTGACGTTTCTTGTGCTCGTTGAGTATTTTCAACAGTGGCAGAGGTATTTGCAGTGAACGATACGACGATTTGTTCTTAGGCGGGGTTTCTGTTATCTTGCCTTTTATTTTCTGTGATATGGAGCGGCGGATATTAAGTGTATTACCCGTTATATCGGACCATTTCAGCGCATTGATTTCACCTTTGCGTGCACCGGTGTAGAAAGCAATGGAGAAAAACACATAGTACCCCCATTCGGTAATCGTGTCTTTTTCTTCACACATTTTCTTGACAACGCTTATATATTTCAGATACTGATCGGCTGTGTAGTAATGTAGCTTGTCCTCCGGTGTCTCAAAATACACCTCCTTAAAATTGCCCACAGCTAAAAGCGGATTTTTAGGCAGGTAGTCCATTTTTACAGCATAATTCAGCAGAGCTCTGAGTTCGCCGTAATAATTCTGTAATGTTTTGAGCTTATATCCTTTTTCGGATAGTATGTTCTTCCACTTCTGAAGCTGAGCCGTGTTGAGCTTGTTTAATTTAATATCAAACAGATACGGCTTTACAGAGGCGTTTATATTATCGTTGATCTTTGCAAGCGATGTTTCTCTGACTTCGCCCTTTTTCGTGATGTAATATTCGGCGTACAGCTCTTCCAAAGTCATAGAAGATACAGGTGCTTCCTTCGATTTTGAATAGGCACTCATCAGTTCGGCTTCAAGCTGTTTTGCTTCTGCCGCTCCGTAAGTAATACGGGTAAGCTGACGTGCTACACCGGTCCTGTCAATATAGTTTATGCGAACTCTGTATTGTTGCAAACCGTCTTTTTTTACGCTTGTTTTGTATATCGGCATTTTAACACCTCCTAAATTTTTCCCCACTTGTTACGGCGGGGAAAGTTTTACAAGTTGTATTTTTTTACCCATTTATCAAATGGCATATCTGCGTCAATTTCTTTACCCAGTTTTGTTATCTCTCTGTCAAGCTCTTCCTCGCTTGGTACATTGTCATATTTTCTCATAGTTCTTTGTGATACGAAATCTGTTACAAGCGTATTATTGCCTGCAAGAATGTCAGCGACAATTTTCTTGAATGCCGCAAAACTGACTATAGTATCGGGGATTTCGAGCTTTTTACAATTACTGAGCATTTTAGGTGCATAATGGTCTTTATATTCGTAAATAGCTTTTTTGACAGCCGGAGCAATGATAAGCTGATAAGAAGCCAAATTTCCACCGTCTTCTAATCCAGATAAATCTATACGAAGAGTGTAAAGATAATACTGTAGACTTTCCTCGTAATTCTTAGAGTTTTTTGACAGTTCAGCCAAAGAAAGCAGTACGTTACGATAAGCACAGTATTGTTGCTCTTGCAAAGTGTCGTTAAGTCTTCGGTTAAGTATAGCTTTCGCTACTTCATCAGGCTCAATATCGCCAAGATTTCTTTTCTCTGAAATATATTCGTCAACTGTAATACCGCATCTCTGATACTCTAAAGCTGTCAGCAGTTCGGTGTGCTCTTTGATAAAGTCATTTCCTGCGTCCGTAAGAATACAGTCGGTCACACCCTTTATTGTTCCGGAATGCTGCAATAAACCTCTGCCTATCATCTGTTCTTCCTTTGAACGTGGATCGTCTATTTTGCATTCATAGTGCATCCATTTTGGAAAAGAACTGTGCCTTCCTTTAATATACCAGTTAAGAAAACGAGTATTAGCAAGATCATCATCCGCGTTTGTTAGTTCGGCAAGAGGCTCTGTAGAAGTCGGGTTGTTTTCTACAGGCTGTTTTTTCTTACCAAAGAGTAAATTAAACAAGCTCATTTGTCACCTCTTAAGTATTTCGCCACTATCTGCGGCGATTGTGCTCTATAAAATCTCTGAATTGATCGTATAATCTGCGCTCTAATGGCGATGTCAGAAAGCGATTACGTCTATATAGCTCTTTCATACGTTCTGCGCGAAAGCCTGCGGCTTGCAGAGAAATATTACAAGCTTCGGATATTTCTTCAGCTGTATGCAAATCAAGCCCCCATAAGACACATGCAGGTGCCAACAGTCGTGCCGCAAACATATCTGCTTGAGTTTCAAGTTCAGGCTTGACTTCCGTACGCACTCTATTGAGTTGCGTTACATCATCGCCTAAATGCCCGAGTAAAAAATGTCCGAGTTCGTGGGCGATTGAAAATCTGCAACGAGATTTCGGCTCTGTATTGTTGACTACTATTGCTATTTCAGAGTTTATTTTTACTATTCTCCCGCTTTCGTTCGCATTGAGATAGTTATTATCATCAATAACATCAATATCGTAAATGCGGCAGATACCGCCTATAGGCACAGGCAATGATCTGATGTTACAATCAAGCAGACACTTCCAGCTCGCGTTACGGACGTTTTTGTATTTTGCATAGTCCATTTAATCACCTCAGGGTTATTGTTTACCTTGAGATGATTTTTATTTATACGTTAGTCGTACTTGTCGTTTTGCGGTGTTGCATTTAAAAGCTTTTCTGCTTCGCTCTTTGATATTTTCTTTTCTCCCGGTTCATCGCCTCCGCGTGCGGCGGCCTGAATTGTTACATATTCTTCTTCGTCCGGATCAAGAAGTGTATCAACAATCGAAATATCTCTTTTGTTAAGCTTCTGGTATCTGTCGTACAGTGTAGCCGAAAATAATGTATTCGGCATTGGTAGTCCAAAGCAGTTGGATATTTTCCGCGCCAAATTTATGCTGACTAACTTGTGCCCTTCCTCTATATTCTTGATTGTCTTCTCTGTACAGTGAAGCACTGAAGCGAATTCAGCACGGGTCATGTTTTTACTTTCACGCAGATATCTAACAACATCTGATGAAGAACGGTATTCAAGGGGATTAAAATTGCTCAGTGATATAGCATCATCTTTAGTTGAGCTATTGGAGATCTCATGAGCGGGCATTTTATCTTCGATTAAATCGGATTTTGTTATACCGAAATATCCCGCCATGATTTCAATTTTATCTATACGTGGATATTTTTTTGCAGCGAGCCATTCACTTACCGTTGAATATTTAAAATTAAGGTCATCGCATAGCTGATTTCTATCAACGCCTTTTACTGACATATAATAAGCAATATTGTCAGCCATTATCTGTTTGTTTCCAAGAGCTGTCATAATATCGCCTCCCGTTTATATATTACACTAAAAACGAAAAAAAGTCAACAAAAGTTGAAAAAAAGTCTTGACATTACGCCTAAAGTGTAATATAATGACATTACACCTAAAGTGTAATATAATGAGATTGCGCCAAAAGCGTAAGCGAATGTGAAAAGTGAGGTGATAAAATGCCTATATCATTAAAAGCGGCAAGAGTAAATGCAGGTTATAATCAAAAAGTAGCGGCGAAACTGATAGGAGTGAGTAAAACAACGCTATCAAAGTGGGAAAGCGGTAAGGCGTATCCATCGACAAAGTATATTCCTGCTATTACGGATGCATACCGTGTGCGTTACGATGATATTTCTTTTTGCTCAAAAATTACGTTTTAAGAGTAATGATAAGAAACAAAGGAGGAATTAAACATGACGAAGCACAGAGTAAGAGTACCGCAGGTAGCGGATATATCGGCGGCGATACGTCTTTATTATGAACGCACCGAGATAGGCAATAAGGACATCAGGGCTATTTTCGGCGATATGGGAAACGGCAGGATCGGCAGGCTTAAGCAGCTTGCACTTGAAGCAATGCACGAACGAGGCACAGTGCACTATAACGCACAGTACGTCAACACAGAGGTTGCTTATGACGTTTGGGGAATAGACATCAAGCGTCTTGAGCGTGGTATTGAACGGCTGAATAAGCTGAATATCGAGGTGATAGCATGAAGAGAGGAAAGATACTCGCCTACATAATCGCACAGCTCTTGCGGCTGTGGGTAACAGCAATGGCGGCGATTGCAATCTACTGCCCGATGTCGGCACTGGCATACGCAGAGCGTGGCTACAAGGCTATCGGCGGTGAGATAGTGCCGGTGATACTGGTAGCAGCGGCTGTATGGGTTGGCATGGGGTGGATCACGGAAGAGTGGTACAGGACGATGAGAGGAGGCGGACACGATGACAGATCTTGAGCAAATCGCCAAAGAAACCACCGATCACGGTATGTCGTATGGCGAGTATGTTGCGTGGAAGGCAAGAGCCACAATTGAGCAACAGCAAAACTACCGCCGGGCAAGGCAGGTGGCGGAGATACAGAGAAAGAGAGGACAGCGAAAATGAGTGAAATAGGAGTTGTTAAAGGGTTCAAGGTGTTCAATCCTGATTGGACGTGTAAAGACAAACAGTACGGTTGTCCAGGAAGGTTTGAAGAAGATGTTACACCGTCTGTCTGCAATAAAGGGATGCACTTCTGCAAGAGGGCAAGTGACTGCTTCAATTATTATTCTTTCGACCCGAATAACAAGGTTGCAGAAGTCATAGCTTACGGCAAAGTTTCGGAAGAAGGCGATAAGTGCGCTACGAATAAACTTGAAGTAGTTCGTGAAATCCCGTGGTCTGAATTGCTTGACCTTGTAAACACCGGGAAAGGTTGCGCCGGACTTTGCAACAGCGGCACTTGGAACAGCGGCGATCACAACAGCGGCAATTGCAACAGCGGCGATTGGAACAGCGGCACTTGGAACAGCGGCAATTGCAACAGCGGCGATCACAACAGCGGCGATTGCAACAGCGGCGATCACAACAGCGGCGATTGCAACAGCGACAATTGCAACAGCGGCGATTGGAACAGCGGCAATTGCAACAGCGGCGATTGCAACAGCGGCAATTGCAACAGCGGCGATCACAACAGCGGCAATTGCAACAGCGGCGATTGGAACAAGTGCAGCTTTTCTAATGGTTGTTTTAACACCACAAGCCCGAAAATTTACCTGTTCAATAAGCCGTCAAGCTGGACATATCGTGATTGGTTGAATAGTGAAGCTTGTTGCCTGATTGAGCGGATATCGGACAATGTAGTACAGTGGGTTCAGTATTCCAATATGACAGATGAAGAAAAGGCATCACACCCGGAAGCTGAAACTACGGACGGTTATCTGAAAAAACTGGATGATTCCGAATGTGCCGTTCTTTGGTGGCGTGAGCTTTCTGACTGTCAAAAGGCAATTATCACAGCAATCCCGAACTTCGACAAAGCTATTTTCAAAGAGATCACCGGGATTGATGTAGATACGGATTAAGAGAGAGGAAAGAAACGTGTATAAATGCGAACGTTGCGACTGGACAGGCTCGGCATCAGAGCTTGGACACTACACCGAGTATCGTGGCGAGTGTCACGGTTATCCTGCATGGGAAACAATACCGTGCTGCCCGGAGTGCGGATATGATGTCGAGAACATCGAAGAAGAATAAAAAAAGCTCCCCGAAGGGAGCAAAACAAATATTTATGCAAGACCAGTATAACACTGGCAAAGGAAAAAGTCAATGGATATAAGAGAAAAACTTACAGCCGAGCTGACAAACGCAAAGCTCGGCAAATGTGAAACAGCGGTAAAGAATGCTGTGATGAAAACTATCTGTAAATTCTGCGAGCAGAATGCAGAGTTTAAACAGGCCATAGAGCAGTCAAGCAAGTCTTTTGCCGACTGCCTCAAGGCAACGGTTAAAGGCGCAGGCGCAAGTCTCGAAGATCTCGAAGTATACAAGCGTGCAGTAGCATTTTACTTTCCCGGTGCTGACATCAAATGCACTATGACACTTGATCTCGGTGATAACGGATTCAGCAACGAAACATCCACAGAAGCAGACAGCGGCAAGCTACAACTTGACCTTGACAGCCTGCTCGACTTCTGAGGTGTGGCATGACAAGAAAAGAAGCCGAAAGCTATACAGACAATTTTCCGCCGCTTACAGCAGAGCTTGAACGTGAGCTTAGAAAGACATTGCCGATTAAGTATCTTATTATAGATAATGACGGCACAGCATATTGCACGGCATGCGAAGAAAAGCTATATCCCGGTGAGTATGACAGCTCAGTTAAACATAGGCAGACTACTTTTTGCACAAGCTGTGACGAAACTGTCACTGCGATATACAATTATCACAATTTTCACGGTTCGGTAGTGGAATGTAAATCAAATGTCGGAGTGTTTTTATCAGACGGCAAAACCGATAATCTGTACATACGTTTCTATACGGTTACGCTGTTTTTTAATGCTCGTGAAATTATGCCGCATATTGCAATCAATGAGGTTCAGCGGTATTTGTTCACGGCAAATCAAGCGTTCCGTTATGGTCCTAAATACGCATGGGAGAGTAAAAACGGTTACTACGCAAAGGTAGTAACAGGCTGGGGGCTACGAGCAAAATTTAGCGAGCCTGTATTTCTGAATTATAGCGATTACAGCTTCGTTAATTTTTCTGCATTAAAAGGAACAGCTTGTGCTCATTCGGCAATAAGTGAGAACTTCGGAAGCATATCATATCTGAAATTCTGGCAGGCACACAAAAATGTTGAGGCACTAATTAAGTGTGGCTTATATGGCAGTGTTAAGTACAACAAAGACATGATCGACTGGGCCGAAACCGAACCGCACAAAATGTTCGGCGTAACAAAAGATGTTATGCGGGCAATTCGCAAAGGACAAATCGGGTACAGAGACTATCTTAGAATAAAAGAAGAATTCCCCAAGATTACCAACCTTGACCGCCTTATTGAAACAAATAAACATATAGGATATTCATTCGGCATACTCGACAGTCTCAAGAAGAAACTCAAGACCGACAAATACGAAATTGCAAAGTACATTTTAAAGCAGAATGTAAATATCAGCGATTATTCGGATTATGTCCGTATAATGCAGAGCTTCAACGCCGATTTCAGCGACAGACAGATATGCTTTCCAAAAAATCTGAAGGCAGCTCACGACCGTGCAGAAGCTATGCGGCAGGCACGGGAGATTGAAGAAAAAGCGAAGAAAAACGCTAAACTGGCCGAACAGCTGAACGCTTTGAAATTAAAGCGAAAGATACTTGAATTTTCGACTGGTGATTACTTTATCCGTCAGCCCGCCAGCACAGACGAAATAGTTGCCGAAGGTCAGAAGCTAAGCCACTGTGTCGGCGGCTACGCCGAAAGGCACGCAACCGGCAAGCTGACAATTATGTTTCTCCGCCGAAAATCTGCACCTAACGAGCCGTATTACACGTTAGAGGTATCAAACGACTATAAAATAGTTCAGTGCAGAGGTTATAAAAATAACTGGGTTGTAAACGGCGGGCAGAAAAAGCCACAGGAAATAATCAATGTAGAGAAGAAATATCAGCAGTACCTTGACAGTATTGCTGCGGAAAAATCAAAAACAAAATCAAGGAGGAAAACAGCATGACAGTTTCAGAAGTTCATACACTGCCTACAGACACAGACGATTACGTCAAGGCGGTAAACCTTAACTACCACATCAAAGCGGCGGCACAGGTAGCACAGCAGAGCTTGTATGAGATGTGCAAGGGCTTTAAAGAGATGAGGGACAGCAAGCTCTATAAGGAACTGGGGTATAACACATTCGAGGATTACTGCGAACAGGAAACAGAAATCACTCGCAGACAGGTTTACAGAATGATTGATACTGCCGAAAAGCTTCCAAAAGATTTTGTGACATCGATGTCACAAATTGGCTCAACAAAACTTTACTTGCTTACTAAGCTCTCCGAAGAAGAGCGCACGGAGATAACCGAAAAGACCGACCTTGAGAACACCTCCGTCCGTGAGCTTGAACAGCAGATACGGCAGATAAGAGCGGAAAAGGACAAGGCGGTAGCTGATAAGTCGGCCGCCGAAGCTGAAGCATCCGCCGCCGCACAGCAGGCAAAATCACTTGAAAAAGCCAAGAACGCATTGTCACAGCAGATAGCGGCGCTCGAAGCCGAGATAAAGGAGCTTGAAAACCGCCCTGTTGAAGTTGCGGTCGAGCCGGCTAAGGACGGTGTTATGGACAAGACAGCGTTTGATAATATCTGCAAGACTTATGAACAGCAGCTTGACAAGGTGCAGGAGGACGCATTACAGGACACTATCCGCTTAAACCGTGAGCATACTGAGCAGATGAACAGTCTTAAAGCCGAAAGCGAAAAGAAACTTGAAGAACTCCGCAGTCAGCTTGAAGCCGCTAAGCGTGAGCAGTCGGAGCTTACCGTATCTGTGCCCGACACTAAGGAAACGTTCAAGGCATATCTTGCCACAGCTATTGATGCGGCGAAGCGGTTATGCGAGTTCATCGGCAATAATTCCGCAGACAGTAATCACGAATTATTCGTGACAAAAGCAAAGCAGTTTTTTCGAAAAAATGACGGAGGATATAGCATGAGCACATTATACGACATCGATAACCGTCTGTATTCGCTTTTCGATGAAGAAACAGGTGAGATAACAGACCTTGAAGCGTTTGAGCAGATACAGCTTGAGCGTGAGAAGAAAATTGAGAACATCGCCTTATGGGTGAAAAATCTCAAGGCAGATGTAATAGCACTGAAAGCCGAAAAACAGGCTTTTGCCGACAGACAAAAGGCGGCGGAGAAAAAGATAGATTCTCTGCGCAAGTTGATCTCTGACGCTTTGGGCGGTCAGCCGCTTGAAACGCCTCGTGTCAAGTTGTCCTTCCGCAAAAGTGCAGAAGTGCAGATAGACGATATAGACGAGCTGCCCGATGAGTATTTGCGTTACAAAGAGCCTGAGCCGAATAAGACGGCTATCAAAGAAGCAATAAAAAGCGGAAAGGAGGTAGCAGGCGCACATCTTGAGGATACACTCAGCCTGCAGATAAAGTAATGGGCATACCGGTTTTAATTGTAGGACGGAGCGGCAGCGGAAAAAGCACATCGCTCCGGCACTGCCAGGACTTCGCCGTGTTTAACGTTATCGGCAAACCGTTACCGTTCAGGAATCCGCCTAAGACGTTAAACACCGACGATTACAGCAAAATAATCAACGGGCTGTATAAATGCAAAGCTAAATCAATAGCGATAGACGACGCAGGTTATCTGATGACTAATCAGTTTATGCGTGGACATTCGTCAACGGGAGCAGGCAATCAGATATACAGCTTTTACAACAGCGTTGCAGATCAGTTCTGGGGGCTACTTGAGCATATAAAAGCACTCCCGCCCGACAAGATAGTTTACGTTATGATGCACACCGACTTTGATGATAACGGCAACATGAAGCCTAAGACTATCGGCAAACTGCTTGATGAAAAGGTTTGCATAGAGGGAATGTGTACGGTAGTGCTCAGAAGCGTTTACGATAACGGCAGATACGTTTTCCTTACGAATAAGGAGGACGATACAGCACTTGAAAAAACGCCTATAGATATGTTCCCCGAAACAGCTATAGACAACGATCTTAAGATGGTAGATAACACCATCAGAGAATATTTTAATATCAATACGGAGGATAAAGAAAATGCTTGAACCAAAAGGATATAACGAAGTACAGGAGTTCGGTGAGTACGAGAAGCTCGCTCCGGGCGGACACGTTCTCAGAATACTAAAAGTCGAGGAAACGACATCAAGAAACGGCGATGATATGATAAAGATATATCTTGACACCGACAAGACCGACAAGCAGCCTGGCTTCTTCAAAAAACGTTATGACAGCGATACAAGAGCAAACAAGAAGTGGGGCTGCATTGTAAATCAGCTTATCATTGACACTAAGACAGGGCTTGCAAGCAGAGGTTTAAAAACATTCCACACCTGCGTAGAAAAATCAAACAGCAGTAGTTTTAAGCTCATATGGGGCGACAAGTACGCCGCAAACTTCAAGAACAAGCTGATAGGCGGACTTTTTCGTAACGAGGAGTATGAAAAACAGGACGGCACAACAGGCTGGTCGGTCAAGTGCATGGCTTTTCATTCGGTCGGAGCGGTTCTTGAAGGGCTTGAAGTGCCTGAAGACAAGCACCTTGACAATGCGGTTGCACCCGGCTATCCCGTTACAAACAGTGTTGTTGCCGCTCCGCCGACAAACGATATTCCGTTACCCGATGACAACGACTATCCGTTCTGACAGGGGTGCGTATGACAGAAGAGTTTAAAAATTACAAGCCTGTCAGCGATTACACTAAGGAAGATTTCTTAACGGGCACAGAGCCATATGAATACTGCTGTGCTTTTATCGACGATCCGTTTGAGTTTGAACGAGCAAAGGCGAGAGTGACCGAGCAGGCGGCGAAGCTGAAAATACGTAGCTTTATGACTTTGCTCGGCAACTATTGCCGAAAATACGCAAAGAACCTTTCAGAAACGTTTACGGCTACAAATTTTCCGATGCAGCCGATACAGCTGATATGCGGCAACTATATCTGCGACTATACCGGTGTATCGCTTGACGGCGAAACGGTATGCGCACATCCGATAATGCCTATAATGCGTCTTTGCAATATAGATACAGGCATAGAGAAAATAAAAATAGCTTACTCACGAGGCGGAAGAGTGTTCCGCTATCTGATAGTTGACCGCAAGACAATATCATCGGCAAACAAGATAGTCGACCTGTCCGACAGCGGTATAGCGGTAACATCGGAGAGTGCAAAAGCACTTGTAAAGTATTTTGCAAAAATCGAGCAGTTAAATCCCGAGCTTATCCCCGAGACCGAGTGCGTTACCCGTTTGGGCTGGATAACTCAAAGCGATGATCAGCTTGATTTTGCACCATATATCGACAGCATAGTGTTTGACGGCGAAGCAGAATACAAGAAGCATTACGACAGCGTGAAAACTGTCGGAGACATCAGAAAGTGGTATGAGATCATTTACACAAATATCCGCTTGAAGTCTGTTGCGGCAAGAATGGTTTTTGCTTCCTCGCTTGCTTCCGTGCTTGTAAAACCGCTCGGCTGTAACTGCTTTTGGGTTCATTTGTGGGGCGAGACGGAATGTGCCAAAACGGTTCTTGCAATGACGGCGGCGAGCGTATGGGGAAACCCCGAAATAGGCGATTATATCATGACGTTTAATGCTACTACTGTTGGCATGGAAAAGACGGCGGCGTTTTACAACAATCTGCCGTACATACTTGACGAATTACAGATCATCAACGACAAGCGAGATCTCGATAATCTGATATATATGCTGACAGAAGGCTCAGGCAGGAGCAGAGGAAATAAGCTCGGCGGACTTGACGCTGTGCCAAAGTGGAAGAACGCAGTAATTACAACAGGCGAAAGACCGATCACAACGGCACGCTCCGGCGGCGGTTCGGTGAACCGTGTTATCGAGATTGAGTGCAAAGAGAAATTCTTTGACGACCCAAGACACGTTGCAAACACGGTAAAAGCAAACTATGGAGCGTTTGGCAAAATGTTTGTGCAGAAGCTGATAAAAGACGGCTTCGAACACGCTGAGGAGCTGTTTGACAGCTATCAGAAAAAGCTGATAGCCGATTACGACATAATGCAGAAACAGGCACAGAGCGCCGCTCTGATACTCACAGCGGACACGCTGATGTGCGAAATGCTTGGCGTGGAAGAAACGGCACTGAAAACGGAAGAAGTAGCTGAATTTTTGAAGACTAAGGCTTCCGTAAGCGTCAATCCGAGAGCGTATGAGCATATATGCAGTTTTGTCGCTTTAAATTCGACACGCTTTGTATATAATCCTGACAAGCCTATCGACCAGTGGGGAGTTCTTCCCGGTGACAAGCAATCGGTGTATATAGCGGTGCCGGTGTTTCGCAAGGTGTGTGAAGAAGAAGGGTACAACTCACAGGCATTACTGTCTTACCTGCGTGACAACCGCCTCATAGAGCTTGATAAAGCGGGCAAAAACTCGGTAAACAAGAAGGTCAACGGATTAAGCACACGCTGTATTCATATGACCTTGCCGGCGGAAAATGACGATAAATACGATGATATAGAGCTGTAAAGTTACACCGGGTACACCTAAAGTTACATCACTATGTAACCGCTAAATCGGCTCTGTGAGCGGTTTTGCGGACACGGTTACACAAGTTACACCTTTTTCGGATATACCGCTATATAGTAATTTAATAATTTTTAAATTCTGCGTGTATAAAAAATCCTATAGGAAGTTTTGATTTTCGGTGTAACGGTGTAACCGTAGCACTCAAACGCAGTTGTAGAGCGAATTCACACGGTTACACCTTAGGTGTAACATTGGTGTAACAGGTGTAACGCATAATAAGGAAAGAAGGTAAAGAATGAAAGATTACGATAAAAAAATATTTTCCGAGCGTTTAAAGAAAGCAAGAGCGGATAAAAATATGAAGCAATCCGAGCTTGCGCAAGCAATCGGCGTATCGGCGACAACTATCAGTAGCTATGAAAGAAGCGAAGGCACAAAAATTCCCTCTCTTGATAAAGCTCTAGTGCTTTCTGACGTTCTCGGCGTATCACTTGACTGGCTGTGCGGAAAAGACAGTAAAACGGTCGTTTATACTGATTTTGACGCTAAGATGTATATGACGGCACTTGTGATTGTGCTTTCAGAAAAGTCATCTAAATTTACAACTAATGAAAAAGGTCACACTATTGCATTTGAAAATAAGGTTTTAGGTGAGTTTTTGCAGAAAATTGTAAATTTGCTTAAAGTCTATCGCAATAATTTTCTTGACGCTGAAAACTTCAAAATTTGTGTTGATAACACTATAGAGAAATACTCAAAAAGAACGGTTATAGTCGACAAAATGGTCGCAATATTATGATGCAGTTATATGACTATCAAAACGATCTGATAGATAACCTCTCACGTTCATGGCGTGACGGATATAAACGACCGTGTATAGTTCTTCCGTGCGGCGGCGGTAAGTCGGTGATAGCGTCAGAGATAGCTAAACGTACAACGGACAACTGTAACCGTGTGCTTTTTATGGTACACAGGCAGGAACTATGTGAGCAGATATATAACACGTTCAGCGATTACGGCGTGAATATGAAGCTGTGCAGCGTGAATATGGTACAGACTATATCACGGCACTTGCAGGACGCAGAAAAACCAACGCTTATAATTACCGATGAAAATCATCATTGTGTTGCGAGTACATATCGCAAGGTGTACGAAGCGTTCCCGAAAGCGTACTGTGTCGGACTTACGGCGACACCGGTACGACTTAACGGCGGTGGGCTGGGAGAGATAAACGACAGGCTCATTGAAGGTCCTACCGCAAAGTGGCTGATAAAAAACAACAGGCTTGCACCGTATCGGTATTATGCTCCTGCTCTTGCAGATTGCTCACGACTGACATCACGGTGTGGTGATTACTCGGCAGAAGATGTTGAACTGCTGATGGATAAACCTAAGATATACGGTGATGTCATAAAGTTTTACAAGCAGTTATCAGACGGCGGTAAAGCGGTATGCTACTGTGCAACGATAAGGCACAGTACAGCAATGGCACAGCAGTTTTGCAACGCTGGTATACCGGCACGGCATATTGACGGCAGTACGCCGAAAGCAGAACGTGCACAGGTAATATCAGACTTCAGGACAGGCAAGATTAAGATACTCTGTAACGTTGATCTTATATCTGAGGGCTTTGATGTTCCAGACTGCTCGGTGTCTATACTTCTCAGACCTACGAAGTCATTAACTCTGTACATACAGCAGTCTATGCGCTGTATGCGATACCAGCCTGGTAAGACAGCTATTATCATAGACCATGTCGGAAACGTACACAGGCACGGGCTACCGGACGCAGAACGCAAGTGGACGCTTGAACCGAAAGCGCCAACGAAGAAGCAAGCACAAGCAGAGATCAAGATAAAGCAGTGTCCTGAGTGTTATTTTACTCACGAGCCTGCCGATGTCTGCCCAAACTGCGGACACGTTTACGAGAAGACGGAGCGTGAAATCAAAGAACAGCAGGAAGCAAAGCTGATCATGATTACAAGTGAGTATCAGGACGTTACTCAATGCAGGAGTATACAGGAACTATACGCATACGCAAAAATCAAAGGTTATAAGCCCGGCTATGCGTATGTTAAAGCCAAAGAATGGGGGTGGCTAAGATAAAAGAAATTGATATACAGAACAGCATACGCCTTGCGCTAAGCGAAAAATGCGTTATTTTCCGTGCAAATGTCGGAGTGTTCAGTACGGCAGACGGAAGAACGGTGTCAACAGGACTTCCTAAAGGATTTTCGGATCTGTTCGGCTACCGAAAATCCGATTGCAAAGCGGTATTTATCGAAGTGAAAACGGCGACAGGAAAAGTAAGACCTCAGCAGGAGCAGTTTTTGAAAACAATGAGAAGCTACGGAGCTATCGCAGGGGTAGCAAGATCGGCGGCGGAGGCGCTAAAACTGATAGATGACAGCAAATGAGGTAATAGAGCTTGCAAGGCACAATACGCCGCTTCCGGACAATGCAACGCTTACAGAAGGCTTGTTATATAAGACAATGCGCCTAACTTATGCTGCATACCGTGAGGGTGAAATATCAAAGGAACAAGGCACGCAAGAACGTAAGAATGCCGTAAAATAGTTTGATAAGTATCAGCTGTATGAAAAAGCGTACAGAAATAACGCTAAGCGTGGCAAAGCAATAGGCGAGTTGTTATGCGAGGTAAACAAGCACGGCTGTGAGCTGTGTAAAAGGATAGCTAAAATATATGACGGAAGAGAGGCTCTGAAGGATGATAGGTGACAAAAAACAGATAGCAGGAATACGAGTTATGGAGGTGTGAAAATGGACGAATATATTAAGCGTGAAGTTTTGTCTAAAATTATGAAAGATATAGCAGAAGATGAAACTTGCCCTATGAATATTGCGGCAGATATTTATCAAGCTGTAGATTGCATACCCGCCGCAGATGTCGAGCCGGTAAGGCACGGATATTGGCAAGTGGGGTATTTTCGTGACCGAGTGTGCAGCTGTTGCTTACACCCCGACAATGACCTTGACGATTGTCCACATCCGTACTGCCCTAACTGCGGTGCAAAGATGGATAAAAAAGACGGACAAAGGAGTAAAACAAATGATTGAAGAAGAAATCTTGAACAAATGTAAGGAAAGGTTTGCTACGCATAAAGCAACGTTGATACAGGACAGCGACCGCTTTTTGATTATAGACTGGCGTAAAGCCGATGGAAGTATAGATTACTATGTAAACTATATTCTCGATAAGAAAAGAGGAAGCCTGATAATAAGCGGCGACTTGGGAGATTGCATTGCAACATGGTATAACGCAGTCAGTCCGAAAGAAATGAAAAGCTATCTCAAAGATATTTATTACTTCATAAGCAAATTCCAGTGTTCGACTGACAAATATATCTACGACCCAGACAACGCTTATGAGGGCATCAAATATCAACTGAAAAATTATATGGAGTTAGAAACTGACGAATTGCTTGAAGCCTGCAAAAAGCATTTATTGTATTCTGCCGATACAGAAGAGGAACTTTGGGACGCTGTAAAATCGGATATAGATGAGAATTGGTTTTCGGATACCAAACTGCATTATTCGACAGATATGACAAACTTCTTGCAAGAACTGGATTCGGAGTATTATGAGTGGCTTTATGACTGCGGAAGCAGTATAAATATGCGTGTGTATCTATGGGCGGTCGGCTATGAAATGGCTTATACACAGCTGGAATGTGAAAAAACGGACAAGGAGACAGAATGAAAACGGTAACACTAATACTCGCTGATGAATGTGACGAGGTTGTGTCTTTAACAACCTTCGGAACTTGCAAAGAAGATGGCAAGCCAAAGATAACGACAGCAGCATTTTCTGTTAAAAACGGAGACGTGGTACGCTTTCCTGAAGATATATCGATAAGGTCGGACGAGCTGAGATGTGAGATCAACAGCACAAGAAATCACGATGTCAAGCTGATGCTTGCACTGAGGTGTATCGAGCTGATGACCGGCGAGGAAGGATTTGAAAGGAGAAATTTAAATGAGTAGTTTTTACGAGTGCGAAATGAGACCCGGTTGCGTTGCCAGCCACAATAGGTATGGCAGTGTTACGCTTGTCACAGCTCTTGTGACGGAAGATTATCCTCAGCTGTGGGCTGTAGAGGCAAGAGATGGTGAGTTAAAAATTGTGCGTGAGGATGATTTGTACGATTTCGGATACTATGGGGAGTGATAGAATGACAAAGCAGAAACTTAAAGATTACCGTTACACCTGCAAGTGTATCAAGCAGCTTGAATCAGAGTTGAACGATGCGGCAGTAACCGACAGCACGCAGGGTTCGCAGAGCGAGTACCCCTATGTCAAACATAGCGTCACGATTTCCGGCGTTCCGGATAACGATACACACCTTGCCAAGAAAAGAAGACTGTCCGAACTTAAAGCACAGAAAGCAGAAGTAGAACGCTTCATCGGCAATATTGCGGACAATCAGACAAGGGATATGTTCTACTACAGGTACATACAAGGCTATACAATGGTGAGAACTGCGGTAGAAATCGGTGGAGATAACACACCCGACAGTGTGAGAATGCGAATAAATCGGTATTTGCATTAATGTTGTTCGTTTTGTTCGTTTTAAGGGTGTTATAATTTAAAATGACAAAATATAAATAAATTGTTGACACCTCCAAAATTATCGGTTATAATGTAGAAAACTGGTGATTTTTGGGGGTGCGTTTATACGGATAGCATAGATACGATTTCACAGGAATATAAATTTCAATTATACATAGGCGGAGAAGAAGGAATCAGTGCAAAAGATTTAGCTATTCAGTTGTCAAATTTGAATGACCTGATAACAATTGCTTCTGGAAGCAATTGTGATTGTAATTTAAAAGTTGTTAGTGCTAAAACAGGAAGTTTCGTTATTGATTTTTTTGCTATAGCTCAAGTGTTGCAAACTTTTGACGCTAATGTTGGCATTAATATGATAAAAACAACTCTTGAAACTGTTGGAGAATGGTTTAAAATAAAATCACATTTGCATCAGAATCCGCCAAAGTCTATTGAAGAGAGGGCTGATGGTGTGCATATAGAAAGCGAAAACGGTAATGTTTATGTGACAGATAACAGAGGTGCTATATTTTTTGAAAATTCAATTGTTCGTAACTCTGTGATAAATATTGGTAACTCACTCTCAAATTCAAATCGAAATTGTTTTTCAATAAGCGGAGAAGACGGAAAAGAGTTTGTGAAATTGGATAAGGATCAATTTGAAGACATATCCGCTCCGAATGATCATATTGTCGAAGATTGTTTCTATACATCAGAACAACGAATGCGTTTGATTGTTATAAAGCCTGTGCTGAAAGGTAACAGCAGGTGGACTTTTAAAACAAGTGAAAACAAGACAATAGAGGCAAGAATTGAAGATGAACCGTGGAAAGATAATTTCGATGAAGGCAATATTAAATTGTTTGCCGGAATAGGTTTAGAAGTGTTAGTTGCTTTACAATACAAAAAAGACAAATACGGAAAGCCTATTGAGGATACAACAAAGTATAGCATAAAGAAAGTTTATTCAACTTTTGGTGAGGATAATAAACAAGAAACGCTTTCCGAATAATTAATATATAACCGCTCCCTAACCGGAGCGGCTATTTTTTATACCCAAAAGAAAGGACGGTGTACCGCCAATGACCGAAAGACAGAAGAAATTCGCCGAATACTACGCTCAGTGCGGTAACGCCGCCCAGAGTGCGATACAGGCAGGATACAGCAAAAAGTATGCAAATACTAATGCTTCAAAATTACTACAAAATACTACAATTACGGAATACATAAAACAGCTCACTGAAGACGCCCAGACCGCACGCATAATGACCGCAAGAGAACGGCAGGCTTTGTTATCCAATATGGCAAAGAACGGCAAAAATAGCCCTGCTGACCGTATTAGAGCGATCGATACGCTGAATAAGATGACGGGGGAGTACACGCAGAAGGTCAGCATTGACGGTGAAGTGGGAGTGAAGATAGTTGACGACTGTTAAGCTCAGCGACATTATAGCGCCCTCGTTCTACGATCTGCACAAGGATATAAAGGCAGACAGGCACACGCATTACTGGCTCAAAGGCGGCAGAGGCTCGACAAAATCATCTTTTGCATCAACAGAGATACCGCTCGGTATGATGAAAGATTCTATGGCGAATGCGGTCGTTATCCGAAAAGTCGGTCTATATCTGAAAGACAGCGTGTATGAACAGCTTCTGTGGGCGATAGAAAGGCTCGGCGTGTCGCACTTATGGCAGTGCAGGCAGTCACCGCTTGAACTTGTCTACACGCCGACAGGACAGCGTATTTTATTTCGTGGCGCAGACAAGCCGAAAAAGCTGAAATCTACCAAAGTCAGAAAGGGCTATATCCGCTATGTGTGGTACGAAGAAGCGGACGAGTTCGGCGGTATGGAAGAGATACGCGCTATCAATCAATCTCTGCTCAGAGGCGGTGCGACATACACCGTTTTTTACACGTTCAACCCGCCGAAAAGCCAAAGAAACTGGATAAACAGCGAGGTGCTTGTTCCTCGCTCGGACAAGATAGTGCATCACAGCGACTATCGTTCTGTGCCGGCAGAATGGCTCGGAGAACAGTTTTTGATTGAAGCAAAGCACCTTGAGCAGACAAAGCCGGAGCAGTACAGGCATGAATATCTCGGAGAGGTGACCGGCACGGGCGCAGAGGTGTTCACAAACATTACTATCCGTCCTATCACGGACGAGGAAATAAAGTCATTCGATCATATCAAGCGTGGTATAGACTGGGGTTACGGCGCAGATCCGTTTGTATATATAACAGCTCATTTCGACAGCAAGCGGAATCGGCTGTTTATTTTTTACGAATTTTTCAGGTGCGCCGCAAAGTATGACGTTATTGCAAATGCAATCCGCAAGGAGAATACACAGAACGGTACAATCATTGCCGAATCTGCCGAGCCACGCTCAAACGATGAGCTTCGGGACAGAGGTTTTCGCATAAGGACGGCGGTCAAAGGTCCCGGAAGCGTCGAGCACGGCATAACGTGGCTTCAGAACCTCGAAGAAATCGTTATTGACGGCACACGTTGCCCGAATGCCGCCCGTGAGTTCAATGAATATGAACTTGATCGTGACAGCAGGGGAGAACTGAAAGCGGACTTCCCCGACAGAAATAACCACACTATTGACGCTATCCGTTATGCTCTTGAGGACTATATCGGCAGGAAGATAGTGAAATCAACGCTCAGTAAGCGGAAATTAGGCATTTATTAAGGAGATTTTATATGATAACATCACCGATTTTCACAACGGACAAAACGGCGGAGATGATAACGCCGAAAATAGCGCGGGATTACATAGAAAAGCACGATAAGTACGAAATGCCACGCCTTACGATGCTGGATAATTACTACTGCGGCAGACAGCACATCTGCGACAGACGTAAAAGTGACGATATGCTGTGCAACAACCGTGTTATGATAAACCACGCCGCATATATCGCAAAGTTTACAGCTTCGTATCTGATAGCTACTCCTGTTTCTTACAGCGGCAAAGATGATACGGATATTACGGCAATAACCGATTGCCTTTCTTATGCCGACAGCAGTACGCAGGACGCAGATCTTGCACTCGATGCCGCAATATTCGGCAGAGCCTACGAACTTATCTATATGGATGCTGACAGCCGCCCGAAGTTCGCCCGTATCACTCCGCTGTCCGCATTTGTCGTTTATGATGATACGGTGGAGCAAAATTCCGTATTTGCGGTTTATTATTATCCAGTTTTTGAGCCGGGCAACAGTACGCCTGAGTGCTTCAAGTGTCAGCTTATGACCGATACGATAACGCAGGATTTTGAGCTTACAAGCAACTTCGGACTTAAATCGGAGGGCGAGATAATACCGCACTATTTCGGCAAAGTACCGCTGAATGAGATCTATAATGACGGTCAGCGACAGGGCGATTTCGAGCAGGTCATAAGCCTTATTGACGCATATAACACGTTGCAGTCAGACAGGGTTAACGACAAGGAGCAGTTCGTTGACAGCCTGATGTTCATTAAAGGCCAGATACTCGGCGAAACCGACGATGAGAAGGCTGAAACCTACAGCGATATTCAGCGCAACAGGGTCGTAGAGTTGTCGCAGGACGGTGAAATAGGCTTTCTGACACGGCAGTTTGATGAAGCAAGTGTGGAAGTACTGAGAAAGAGTATTGTTACCGATATTCACAAGATTTCGGGTGTACCTGATATGTCGGACGAAAGTTTTGCAGGGAATGCTTCGGGTGTTGCCATGAAGTACAAGCTATTGAACCTTGAGCAGATTACCAAGACGAAAGAGCGGTATTTCGCAGAAGGCTTACGTTACCGCCTTGAGTGCCTTTCCAACATAATCAGTATAAAAGGCGGTTATATCGACCCGAAGCTTATAGACATAACCTTTACACGCTCACTTCCTCAGAACGAATCGGAACTTTCTCAGGTGGTGGCAACGCTTGACGGTAAAGTACCGCAGGAAACGCTACTCTCGCTCCTGCCGTTTGTTAAAGATCCTCAGAGTGCCGCTGAAGAACTCCGACAGCAGAAGCAGGACGCTATAGCGGCACAGCAGCAGATGTTTATGAACACACCGCTTGCAAGGGGTGAAAGCAATGAAGAATCCGAGTAAGAAATACTGGGAGGACAGAGCCGCAGGACGAATGGTAAGCTACACGGCAAAAGCGGAAAGCACCGCCGATACTCTCGGCAAGGCTTATTACGCAACAGCACGGTATTTGCAAGGGGAAGCGAATGACGTTTTTAACGCCTTTACAGATAAGTTTGAACTGAGTATTGCCGAAGCCGAAACAATGCTCAAAAACGCACCGAATAAGTCTATGTTTGAACAGATGAAGACCGCTCTTGCTACCTGCACCGATGAGCAGAAGAAACAACAGCTTGAAACGCTGTTATCATCGCCTGCATACGCCCACAGAATAGGGCGGTTGAATGATCTTGACAGCAAGATAAGTGATATGTGCTCACGCCTTGCAAACGCCGAAATAGGCGTTGATACAGAGCATCTGGGTGATATAATTCAGAGTGCGTATATGCAGACGGTTTTCGATGTGACGAAGGGCGCGGATTACCGTGCGGCTTTTGATTTAATTCCCGAAAGCCGTGTGAAAGCTATTCTGTCTACCAACTGGAGCGGTCAGATGTTCTCCCA